TTGTTATAACTATGTCAAAAAATCCTTGATACAATGTAACAACATTATCAGTTACAGAAGGTTTGATTAGAGCTGAATTATTAACAGAAATCGTATTACTTCCAAAAGACCACAAGAATGTAACACTTGAATCATCTTCATCTACACCTCTTATTCCAATATTAGCAATAACAGCATTGATAGTAATACCTTCAATAGATGAAACTTGATATGATAATACATAATTACTTTGATTAACATCCCAAATCTCAGATTCAGATTGAACACTTGTTTCTTCTTTTGCTCCTGTTACAATTTGGACACTTCTAAGATCACCCTTCTCTTCATCTTTTTTCAAATCTTTTATGTGGGTAGGAGTCAAGACATAATTAAAATCACTCTGATCTATAAAATAAAACTTCTTATCTGCTGAAATATAAAATGTGGCATTAATTGCTTCTGATAACTCTGTTAGTATATCGTAAAACTTGGTATACTGGTAGTTATAGTTATCATACTCTCTACCACCAGTTATAATTTTCCCCAAAGTGATGCCTTCTGGAGCTATATACTGATTGAATAGATCTGTTACTATTTCTTCAGTTGTTTTTGTTTGGTAGGCATCGCTTATAATTCTATTGTTGAATATACTTTCCATTGATAAGATTTCTAAATTGTAGTTTTTCTTTTCAAAGCTTGTAGAGAAGTTTGGACTATCAACACTTTGTATTATTCCAGCAAAAAAAGGATTATCCATTTCATCTAGTATTTGTACATCTTGAAGTATTTTTGGTATAGGTTTTCCTTCCTCAGCTTTTACGCCGATTGACGAACTTGATACTGATCCTGCTTGTTCTTTGATGGAGTAAGAATCGAGTGTTCTATAAGTTACTCCTCCAATCAATATTTTAAATTTCATATAATCTCCTAAACGTTTCCGTATGTTGCTCTAACATTTCTATCCATGTTTTCAAAAGCTATCTTACCTAATACTCTACCATCTACTTCAACAATACCAGTCACAGTGCTCTGTATAGAGATAGGTTGACTTGTTGATGATGATGTTGTAGTTGGTGTAGAATATCCTCCATTTAATCCGTTCATAATTGATTTCATCCCTTTTCCATTTGCCATTGCAAAAAGCTTAGATTGTTGAGATTTATTTAAAATCATTTCTCCAGAGTTCACTCTAACTGGGACATTATCTCCAGTTGTTGAGGATCCAGGAACTATACCACCATTTTCAAATCTAAAGAAGTCTTTTATGGCCTTTCCTGCCTTCTCTACACCACTTCTAATACTACTTCCAACTTTATTAACTGTTTTCTTTGCTATTGCAAATCCATTTGAGAATCCATCAGCAACTGATGTTTTTCCTGAAAGCACATTACCAATGTTTCCAAATCCTGCAGATACTCCCGAAACTGCATTTTTTGCAACATCTCCAACTGCTCCAAATACACCTTTGGCCGCATCTAATAATTCATCACCTTTTTCAGTAATTCCATTAATCATACCTTGTATTATGTTTTCACCAAAACCTTCAAATAAAGTAGATGGTGAATGAATACCAAAAAAGTCCTTCACATCGTCCACCATATCAGTAAAGATACTACCAATTCCTTGCCAGAAATCTACCGAACCAATTCCATTAATCATACCTTGTATTATGTTTTCACCAGCTTCCCAAAACGCATTAACGATTTTGTATCTATTGTCATATATCGCTTTTACCATTTGAGGTATAAAGGCTATAAAAGCTGAAATTAAAAGCGGTAAATTTTCTATAGTTACAGTAACTAAGCTCATAATTATAGAAAAGAATGCTTCGATTAATGTTGGCAGTAATAAAATCACAGCTGCAATTATATCTGGAATCAAGGCTATAAACATATCAATGATCAGAGGAATATACTTAACTAGAGCTTCTACAATAACTATAATCAGATGTATGAAAGTTTTTATTAATTCTGGCAAATTATCTAATACAGCTTTTATTATACTTCCAATAATTTTTATGAATAATGCTGTTAACATGTGAGTTCTAGAAAGTATTGCATTAACAACTTGTAATATGAATTTTATAAATATTGATATGGCACCAGGCAAATTATCAACAACAACTTTCAAGATATTCATAATAACATCAAAAAATGCATCAACTATCTGTGAATCGCCAAATAAATAATTTGCTATTTCTGTTACAGCTTCACTCATTATACCAAGCATCTCAGGAAGCATTTTTCCCATCAACTTCAATATGCTAACAATAGCTTCTTTTATCGCTGGTAATATTTTTGGAAAATCCTTCTTAGCAGTCTCAAGCATGCCTATAAATATATTACCGAAAAGCCCTAAAACTTTTGGCAATTCTAATAATAAAACTTTTGAAATACTGACAATGATTTCTGAAATCTGTTCAGCCCATCTATCTTTATTTTCTCCAAATTTTTCGATTACAGAATTGATTAAATTAGGAACACTTTTCAAAATAGACGGCAATGCTTTTATCATTCCATCTAAAAACGAGCTAAATAAGTCCATACCTTTTTCAATGAAAATAGCTGTGTTTCCTATGTCTTGAGTGAAAAAATTAGTTAAGCCATCTAAAATTTCTTTGAAATTATCAAAAATTTCTTTAGGATCAAACTCAGCAAGACCTTTTATAACATCAAAAATCCCATTGAAAGTATTTTTGAATGCAGTAACAAACCCACTAGAGATTTTAGTTATAACACCAATACCTTTTTGTATTACTGCCCCTACGTTCATAAAATATTCCTTAAACTTATCGAATATTTCTTTTCCTTTACTTAGTTCATCCTCTTGACTCTTCATAAAAGCATCTACAGCTTCTTTACCAAACTTTTCAATGGCTAATTCATAAGCCTTTGTACCTTCTTTAAGTTTTGAAATACCTTGTTTTTTTAGCCAAGTTCCAATTGCATCTTTAGGGGCTTTCAACTTAATTTTACTAATTTCACCCACTTTAGCTTTTGCTTCTGCAATTTCTTTGTCATTTAATCTTTTCAGTTCAGCTATCGCAGCAAGTCTTTCTTGCTTTTCTTTGTCTATAAGACCCATTTGAAGTATGAAATTCTTTTCAGCTTCTAATCTCTTTTCTTTGCCTACCAGTATTGCAAGTTTTGCTTCTTCTTTAGTTGTATTAATTAAATCATTCAATCCATCTTGCATACCTTCTACAAATTTTAAAGCCTTCTTAAAAGGAGCTCCAATTGAACCAGGTATTTTTGCTAATGTTCCTATAAGACTTTTAACTTTATCTATAACAGAGTTTGCTATTGTTTGTGCTAATGATACCATACCTATTTTAATACTGTTTACTGCTGTTGTGAATTTCTCTTTCATTATTCCAGCTAATAGTATGAAACCTTGTTTAGTTTTTGCAATCCATGAAGATATGTATACAGATACCCAATCCCAGTTTTTAATCAACCAGATTAATGCAGGAATCAATATAGCCGTTATAGCAACTGCTATTAATCCAATTGGATTTGCTGCCATTGCAGCCGTCATGGCTCTAAAAGCTGTAGCCATTGCGTGTACTGCTGCAGCACTCTTGAAAATAACTAGAAATGCTATCATACCAGCAGTTACACCAGCTAATACAAATCCTAATACTTCTAGAGTTTTTGAAAGATTATCGCCTTCTTTGATCCATCCTGTTAATTTTGAAACTATTTGTGTTGATACATCTAAGAATGATTTCAATCCAGGTAATAATGCATTACCTAATACAGCAGCTAATAGATTAACATTATCTTGAAATGTTGAAAACTTACCTGACAAAGTCTTAGATGCAACTTCCATTCCACCAAAGAATACACCACCTTCTTTGGTCATGTTCTTGAAAGCATTAGTAAGATCTGTATCCATAATCTTACCTTTCGAACTCATCTCCATCATTTCTGATACTGATACACCCATTGAATTTGCTAACTCAGTGTAAATTGGTACTCCAGCTTCTGCAATCATATTAAGTGATTCCATATCCACTTTTCCCTTCAACATAGCCTTAGAATATCCACGTGTGATGGAATCTAATTTCTGTGCATTTCCACCTGCTGTATCTCCAAGCATTCTAAATGTAGAGGTTACTTTTTCTACATCGTTTCCAAGAATCGGTAATAATTGTTTTGCTGCTTTTCCTATATCTTCTATTTGAAATGGAGTTGTTGCTGCTGTTCTGTTCAAAGCTGCTATCATTTTCTTAGCGTTCTCTGCTCCACCTGTGAGGGGTGTAAATGCTGCAGTTAGATTTTCTATTGCTGATGCTGCACCAACTATTTTCTTAGCTAGTAATCCAACACCAATTCCAGTCATGATTTTTGCTGCTGTTGATTTAAATTTGTTTAATCCAGAATTTATGTCTTTTAATCCTGATTTTATTCCAGAATTATCTACTTTTGTTTCTATTACAATACTACCATCTGCGGCCATGTGTGCTCCTCCTTGTTACCTGTATACTGTTATCTTGCATAATTCTTAACGATAGATGTAGTATTTTGACAAATAAAAAGAGTTAGCAGTGGATTTACTTTCCACCCCAGCCATTAAAGAAGTTGTCGTAATTAACTGGTCCTTTCTTGACTTCTTGTTCTATAGCATATAATCTTTGTAATCTTTTGAGTTGTTTGTTATATCCCTTATCATCCTTTCTAGGTTTTTCACTTCGTATTTGTATAACTTCTTTTAATTTTGTGTCTTGAGGTAAGTCTTCAAATAGTTGATGAAATTCCCACCAATGTAAGTTATCTTTGATTAGATTGATATTGTATGATTGCCTAAATGCTGAATATAATCTTCCAGAATCAATGTTGAAGTCAAAAACTTTGTCACCACTACTACCACCTTCATCATCCTCATTGCCATTAAAGTTTATATAAGTTTTGATAAACTCGAATACATCATCCTGGTAATTAGGCAGACCATCAGGAAAAAACAGCTCTATTATTTGCATAGCTTTGTCTGCTTCTTCTATGAAATCATTTTCGATAAGGTTAAAGAATTTTAAGACCTGTTTGAATCCCGTGTTGACTTTTACATCTCTCCAGGATTCAGGTAGATCATCTGTAAGTATGTTAAATTTTTGTTTTTTCATTAACAAACTCAATAAAATAATACATAAACTTCATCATGTATACTATATTTTTCTGAGCAACTACTTCATATATTTTATCAAATTCATCATCAAAAAAGCTATCAATAGTTTCCTTGATTATTTGTTTGATTTTTTCAAAATCCATTTCATCATCTTTCATTTCTGCAAGTTTCAAAAACTCACTTCTCTTATCCATAAGACTTTTGACAATATCTTCATTTCCTGTATCAATCATGTAAGTTTTGAATAGAATTGTCTCACCATCTTTTACGTAAGATACGTTTAATGGTTCCTTAATGTTGTCGAATATAAATCCAGCCATAATTTTTTCCTTCCTTTTTTTTTTAGTAAAATAATGTAGGGGTTTTAAGGCCCCTACTACATTTTTTAATCAATCTTAAGTAGCAATGTCAACTGCTACAATCTTGTGTGTAATAAACTTAACAACTCTTTTGTTTTCATCAAGTTCATAAGCCCATAACCACTGATCTACAACCACATCTGCAATATCTGTACCTGAAGTATAATCAGTTTCACCTGAAATATATTCTCCAGCATATACAGCACCAGCATCTGCACCTTTTAGGGCGTAAGCCAAAGTGTTAGAAGCAGTTGGAGTAGCCGTAAATGAAGTAGATCCAGTTACAGTACCTGCAGCAACCGTAATAGTTAAAGCAGCAGCACCCTGTTTTCCAATTCTAACTGGCTTGCCATTAAAATGTATCTCGAAAGATATATCTTCTTTGGCTCCAGCATCACCACCACCCATATCAATGTTTGCAATAGTTACAACACCTGATGTACTATTTCCAGCACTATCAGTTCTCTTAAAATCAGTACATCTAGCATCACCGAGTTGAAACTCAAGAGTAGATACGTAATTCTGTACTGCATCTGCAGGAATACTGTGACCAGAGAAAGTCATTGTATACTGAGCACCAATAACGGTACTTGTTCCAAATCCTTCATCGTCAAGATATTTGTCCTGTGCTACATCTTCGTTGTTTGAAATGTCAATAGACATTATACCTGCAGCTATTCTGCCCCAAGTTTCATTTCCTACTCCAGCTGATGGAGTAATGTTTAATTCAAATAATTCCTCATAATTCAAAGGAAGACTCTTACAAGTTGCCATGACAACCCCCTATTTTTTTTACTAGCTTCTATTATCTTGTTATATTTTCAACGATCAATGCATTTATCTATCAAAAATATTAAATTATATAACTAACACTTATTGTAGACGAAAACACATACTCGTTAGATTCTGTTTTGTGTTGAAAAGCAGGACTGGAAACAACCTCTATGCTTTCAACACATCCATCACTAATTTCTATTTGATTATTACTCAACCTATTAACTATACTGGTTAATTGCCTCTCGGCTTTCTCCATTTCATCTGACTTTGTTGAATATGATATATCAGCTGTAGATGATCTAGATTCATCCATATAAATAGTAACAGTGGCATCTGATGGTTCTTGTCTTGCCATTATTTCATCTACATTCTTATATAGAAATGTATTTTGAATAATTGGTGAATATAGATCTACATTTCTAGTAATCCAATCACTTAGATCTGCTGTAATATTTTGCACAATAATTATCCTCTTTTATATGTTTTCTTAAATACTTTAACCCAAAATTTCTTTCTCTTCAACTTGGCTACTTCAAACCATCTACCAGACGTATTTGGAGTTGTATAGTTTATTGTATCATCAAAAGCCCAGGCATATATAGCATATCTAATGTCCCAAACTATATTATTCTTCT